CCAAAAGATGTTGCGTTACTCCCTGCCCAAATAGCTGTTGATCCAATAGGGACTGTTGTTAAGAGGACAGCGGCCCTCTCTCCTAAACTTAGGGGAAAAGATATTCTAGGAACAAAGCTCGGAAAACAAAGAGAGGCCTTTCGTAAAGGGTTAAGTCCACAAGATTTGTCAAAACCACAAAAATTTGCCCTAGGTGCAGCCACCTTGGGTGCAGTTGCTGGTGCCGATGTCATGGTTGCAACGGATGATGTTACAACTATCGGTGATTTTTTTGAGGGCGGACCGACACAGACGAGTCGTGAAATAGGGCTTTCAGGTCGTGAAGAGACTCTTCGTAGAATAGGTAACAAACTAAAAATTGGTGCAGAAACAGGGGGTATCGTTGCTGCAACACCACCAGTGTTAGGTGCTGCAGGGGCAACTCTGGGGTTTGTTGGAGACAAAGCAGCAGGAGTTGTTGCACCAGTTTTATCTCCAGTAGCACGCGCAGTACGTGAATCTACTATTCCCAAACAAGTTGCTGATTATTTAGCTGATATTGAAGAAAGACGTATTCTTAATTCACCTACAGAGCCATTAAAAAATATTAAGAACCCTTTTACTGGAGAAGATGTACGGATTCCTATTCTTGGGGGTAATCTTGGAGAAGAAACCTTAGCTAATTTTTTATCTATCTTTCGTTCTCGTGGTTATTTACCAGAGGACGTGGCACTCCAACGCCTGTTAATTGCTGCAGAAGGCGAAGCCAGTATAAGAAACGCCAAAGCAGTGTTGGCTGATTTTCAAAACAACTTAGTGTCTGTGATAGAAGAACAAAGGAAGTTAGATCCTAATGGAGTAGATACTGATCTTCTTAAACTGCAATACTTTAACAACATTGAGGCTGCTTTAACTGCGACCAAAACTGAAGACCTAAACAATGCGCTTGCAGAATTGCCAAAAGAGATAAGGTCAGATGTTCGTAAAATGGCTAACCAACTTGATAGCGCACAATCTGCTATTTTAAACAGTGATTATTTTAGAAACTTAACCAGAGTTGTAGGTGTTGATCCACAGACAGGAGCAGTTGTTAACGCACAAGCTGCTGAAGACTTACAAAAAACAATACGCCGTAACTTAAATGGGTTCTTGCGCCGTAGATTTGAAATATTTGAGAACGAAAACTACAAACCTAGTGATCAAGTTCGTGCAGAAGCTATTGATGGGTTCTTGCTTGATGACGAATCTCTTTTAACCTATTTAACGAAAGGATATAACGCTGAAGCACCAGGACCTGAAACACTTAGAAAATTTGGGTTGATAGAGGAAACTTTACCTGATGGTAGCACAGGACTTGCCCTTAGAACGTTAGTTGATGACGATGCTCTTAGAGCAAGAGCATCGTTAGGCACCGATCAATTTTTAAGATTTCATCAAATAAAAAACCGAGAGGCTCTTTCTAAAAGGACTGAAATAGCCAGGAACCGGTTAAACCCAGCTCTCTTTTTAAGAAAAGGGGGCTTACCAGAGTATCAAAGAAAGTTGCTTGGTGAATTTTTAGATGTTGATGAAGCTTTTCTTGGGACAGTTGCTGACATCTCTGAGTTTAAAGCGGTTGATGCTTTTTACGGCAGGATACGAAACCAACTTGACACTAATCCTGGTCTGAGACGTTTATTCCACGACACTCGTATAAATGTCCCCCCAAATGCTAGTCCAGAGCAAGAAGCAAGTTTTATAAAACAAGCCAGGGACAAAAACCTTGCGTTAACACAACAAGGATTTAAGGTTCTTGACGGTGAAATCATACAATCTGGAGCAGACAAAGGTTTATTACAAAACACAGTAAGTCCAGCGGTCTCAAGCTATGGATCATTGCAAGGGTTTGCTGTTCCTGAAGCAGTATTTAATTACTTAAGTAGGCCCCTAAAACAAGACGGGATCACATCAGCTTTATTTGCAGCTTTAAACACTGGTATTCGAGCTAAATCAACCGTTCAATACTCAAAAACTGTTTTGTCCCCGATCACCCAAATACGAAATGTTACATCTGCTTCTTTGTTTGCACTAATGCAGGGAAATGTTGGACGTGGCGCAAACTTGGCAGAGTCGTTTGATTTAGTGCTAAAAAACTTTGCTGCATCTCCAGAACCTGAAGTATTGAAAGAACTAACAGAGCTTCAACGGCTCGGGGTTTTAGGATCCCAGGCAGAGCTTCGAGAAATTCAAGACCTGATTCGTCAAGGTGCAGGAGTTAAGGAACTAGAATCCGAAATATTTGTTGAGGGTCTCAAACGTGTACCTAGCTATTCAGAAAAAGTTAATAGAAGCAAGTTTTCTAGATTGGTTTCTGCAACAAAGAAACCTATTAAATCAGCCTTAAAAACAGCAGAGACTGCGTATGCAGGAGGCGATGATCTTTGGAAAATATATAACTTTAAGTTTGAACAACAGAAGCTAGTCAATGCTTTTAGAGGCGTAAGCCCAGAGGACGTATATCAAACAATAAAAGGGCAACCAGCACCTCAAGGGGCGATTATTGATGTAAACCGATTGATAACAGAAGAGGCGGCGGACATTGTTCGTAATACTGTTCCAAACTACAACATGGTGCCCGAAGTCATCAAGGGGCTTCGCAAGGTCCCGCTTATCGGAAACTTCATTTCTTTCCCTGCTGAAATTATAAGGACAGGGACAAATACAATTAATCGTGGCATTAAAGAACTGGCCTCTAAAAACCCAGAGCTACAAAAGACGGGGCTAAGGCGATTAACTGGTGCAATATTTACTGCGGGTGTAGTGCCAGTAGCTTTACAAAACTTAGCGATATCACTCACAGGTGTAGCAAAAGAAGAACTTGAAGCCTACAAAAAAGCTTTGGGTCCTTCTTGGCAGAAAGAGGCACGCTTAATACCAACAGGCAGAGATGAAAACGGTCTTCCGCTGTTTATTAATTACAGCTTTGCTAACCCTTATGAGCTAATTGAATCTATGGGTATAGCAGCCTTAAATGCTTATGATGAAGCGGAGGCTAGAGGACAGGACTACACTAAAGCCGTAAGTAACGCTATGTTAGCTCCGATAGCAAAGTTTTTTGAACCTTTTGTCGGTGAGTCCATCGTTTATGCAAGATTTGCTGATGCTTTTCTTCGTGATGGTGAAACGGAAACAGGTGCCAGGGTCTATGCAGAGGAAGATTCTGATGGCGATAAAAACTATCGTCGATTCCTACATATTATGGATGCGTTTTTACCTAATTTTGTGCCTATTTCAACAAACTTGGGAGAACCACAGGTAAAACGATTTGCTAGGTCTTTCATTAATTCCACCGGTCTTTTTGATGAAACAGTGTCTGAAAAAGACAAAATAGGGGTTGAGAGACAAATTGTTGGTGAGTTACTACGAGGAATAACAGGACTAACTGAAGAAGCTATAAACGTAGACCGTGGACTTCAGTTTGTGGGTCTTGAGTACAAAACAGCTGACCAAAGTGCCTCTTCAATATTTAACAGAGTAGGTACAGATAAAAACCTGGCAAACCCCGATGCAATTTATGATGCTTTTGTTTCAGCAAACGAAGCCAAATATCGAGTTGACACCAGGTTAAAACTAATCTTAGAAGAACTTGATAAGCTTGGTGTAAGTAAACGTCAAATTAGATCAGGTTTAGCTAAGAAGGTGGGGTCGGACAACTTATCTCTAATTATGCGGGGCAAGTTCCAACCGTTTGAGATTTCGGAAGGTATTGAAAGTGTGATGCGTGAAAATAAAACCTGGCCTTTAGTCCCTAAAGCCAGAATCAGAGCTTACGTTAAAGCACAGAGACGTGTACCGTTAAAGCAAGAAGATGTGCAAGAAGATGTTACAGAAGAAACAAAACCACAGGCTGCTGCACCATCTACCCCAACAACTCCTGTGGCTACAGCAGGTATAAACATACCAAATGTTCAGCCACCAACAGGTCCAGTATCACAAACATCTCCCATACTGATACCGGATCCAACAACCAGAGAATTAGCAGAACAACTGGAGGCAAGACGTGGATAGACAAAGACTTTTTGCACAGCTTAGGCTACATGAGGGTGTGGAACACAAACCATACCAGTGTACAGCGGGATACTTGACCATAGGCGTGGGTCGTAACATTGAGGAACGAGGACTGTCCGACGACGAGATCGACTATATCCTCAACAACGATGTCAACATTGCCACCGACGAACTGGTCAGAACTTTTGATTGGTACGCTGACCTTGATGAAGTGCGTCAGCGCGTCGTGGTAGATATGGTATTTAACCTTGGAATGCCCCGCTTTCAACAATTTAAAAAGATGATCCAAGCCTTGGATGAGGGAGACTACAAAGAAGCCTCAATCCAGATGATGGATTCCAGGTGGGCATCTCAGGTAGGGCAGCGTTCAGAGCGTTTACGGGACATGATGGAAAGTGGCGAGGACTCGTCAGACTT